AGCTGACCGGAGAGGGGCTGAGCTGAGAGACGCTAACCGGAGAGGAGCTGAACTGAGAGGAGCTAACCTGAGTGACGCTAACCTGAGTGACGCTAACCTGAGAGGAGCTGACCTGAGAGGAGCTGACCTGAGTGACGCTAACCTGAGAGGAGCTGACCTGAGTTACGCTAACGGCTTATTATCAGCCATTGAATACTTAGAGGCTCATTTTGAGAAAACTGATCAAGGTTACATAGCTTATAAGACTTTTGGAAGTGAATATAGACCACCTGAAAAATGGGTGATACAAGCTAACAGTATTATTACTGAAAATGTAAACTTTAACCGCACTAATACTTGTGGCTGTGGTATTAACGTAGCCCCTCTTAACTGGGTAAAAGAGCACTATGGACACAGAGGTGATATATGGAAAGTACTCATTAAGTGGGAGTGGCTGACTGGTGTATGTGTACCGTATCAGACAGACGGTAAGATACGGTGTGAAAAGGTACAGCTCTTGGAGGTAGTGCATGAAAAATAAAATTTTAAAAGGTATAACGTGGGTGGCTGGTGTAACGCTTTTACTGTCAGCGTGTGCTTTAGACTCTGACAGCTATTTACCACACGTTATATGTACGGTGTGCTTAGCGTGGTTAGTGCCTTTTGTACTTATTAACGAGGAGGTCATAAATGGGCGTTAAGTGGAGAGCTATTAAAGGCTATGAGGGTTTATATGAAGTCTCTAACACTGGCTTAGTGAGGGCTCTTAGTAAAAGGGTAGACAGTGGTAAGTGTCATAGGACGTGGAAAGAACACATTAAAAGCTATGGCGTAGACGCTAAAGGTTATTTGAGAGTGTCTTTATCTAAAAACGGTGTAAATAGGACTCATAAAGTACATAGGTTAGTAGCCGAGGCGTTTATACCTAACCCTGACAATTTACCACAGGTTAACCACATTGACGGACATAAAACTCACAACACTGTAAGTAATTTAGCGTGGTGTAATCAAAATGAAAATATGAGACACGCCTGTATTACAGGTTTAAAGCGTAATGACGGTGAGTTTAATAGTCAGAGCAAGCTGACTCAGGCAGACGTAGACCACATAAGAGCCGTTTATAAACCCAGAGATAAAGAGTTTAGTACCGTGGCACTAGCTAAAAAATATGGTGTACACAGAAAAACGATAAGTAGAGTGGTCACTGGTAAGTATTGGAGGTGATGAGTCGTGTCTAAAGTCAAGTTATTTCCACACCAGATAGAGGTGTTAGATAAAAGTAAAAATATGAATAAAACAGCTTACTTTTTAGACATGGGTTAACGGTCTTGGTAAGACGTTTGTGGCTAGTGAAAAATTAAACCAGCTACACGAGTTAGTTAATTTGGTAGTGTGTCAAAAGTCAAAAATAAGTGACTGGGTAGATCACATGAACACATATTATGACTTCATTGTGTTTGATCTCACTAAGCCTAAAGAGTATAAGGCGTATTTTGAGGCTATAAGTCAGCTTTTACCTTGCGTGGGAGTTATAAACTACGAACTCACTTTTAGAAGAAAAGAGTTGTTAAAACTTAACGCTTTTACTTTAGTCTTAGATGAGTCTAGCCTTATCAATAATGAACAGGCAAAACGTAGCAAATTTATTTTAAAACTAAAACCGAAAAACGTAGTTTTACTTTCAGGTAGTTTATGCGGTGGTAAGTATGAGAACCTATACAGCCAGTTAAAGCTCTTAGGGTGGGATATAAGTAAGACAACTTACTGGAACACTTACATTGATTATCATTTTGAGGATATGGGCGGTTTTCCAGTTAGATTTATAGACGGTTATAAGAACGTGGAACGCTTAAAGCGTAAAATGCGTGAGTACGGCTGTCACTTCTTAAAGACTGAGGATGTGCTGGAGTTGCCTGATCAGATTTTTACCACAGTAAGAGTACCTGTAAGTAAAGAATACAGAAAATTCAGAAAAGACAGAGTGGTAGAAGTAGACGGTACACAGCTGGTAGGTGATAACACACTTACAAAAATGCTTTATGAGCGTCAGTTATGCGGTCAGTACAGTAAAGCTAAGCTGGAGGCGTTTAAAGACTTAGTGGAGAGTACAGAGGACAGGTTAATAGTTTTCTATAACTTTACAAGTGAGTTAGATGAGCTGGTTAAGGTGGTTGTCGAATATAAACGCTTGGCAAGTGTGGTAAACGGTAAAAGTAAGGACTTAGAGTTTTATGAAAATGTATCTGACTCTATAACATTTATCCAGTATCAGGCTGGAGCTATGGGGCTGAACTTACAGAAAGCTAACAAAATTATCTATTATAGCCCACCTTTAAGCTCAGAACTCTATGAGCAGAGTAAGAAACGTATTAACCGTATCGGACAGAGTAGGACCTGTTACTACTATAACTTAACTGTCACAGGGTCTATAGAGGAAAAAATATATAAAACGCTGGCTATGAGGCGAGATTTTACGGAGGCACTGTTTGAGGATGATTAAAAAATTTATATCAGTATTAACTGTTATATGCTTACTTATTTTAACCACTCTACCAGCTACGGCTGAGGTTAATTACACTGAGCCAGTACTTATGAGAGTAACTGTTTATACAGCTCCAGAGGGCGCTATAACAGCTAGTGGCTCAGAGGTCAGAGAGGGCATAGTGGCAAGTAATAGAGGTTACTTGGGTTATGGGTGTGTGATCTATGACAAAGATATGAGACTGATAGGCTTTTATGAGGTTAAGGGCACTGGGAAAGCTGACTGGCTTAGAAATGGTACAGCTATTGACGTGTATAGGTCTAGTTTAGAACGGTGTGAGGAGTGGGTGAAAACTTACGGTGATTATTGTTATGTGCAACTCATAAAAGCGGAGGGTTAACCATGCAAGTAACTATAGAGGATATGCTGAAAATGTACGCTATGGGCTTAGTTGCCTATATAAATGATGGGGAGGTGTGGGCTATTTGTTATGAAGAATAAACGCTGTGAAATATGCGGTTGCATTATGTTTGATGACTCAGACTGTACTATTTGTGAGTGCTGTCTGGATGATATGAGAGAGGAGTGTGAGTAAATGGGCTTAGAGAAAATTTACGAGAATAAGATTAAACGCTACATAAAAGATATTGGAGGCTATTGTGTTAAGTACCACGGTAACTATTACAGTGAAAACGGTACACCTGATATTTCCGCTTGTGTTAACGGCTATTATTTAGCCATTGAGGTAAAAGCTCCAGACGGTAAACCGACTGAGTTACAGCTGGCTAAAATTGACGTTATCAGGAAAGCTGGAGGGCTGGCTTACGTAGCCTATCCTAGTGGCTGGGGAAGATTAAAAGACATTATAGACGGTCTTTTAATAGATAAATTTAATAGAGAGGAGGACGTAGAGTTAAGATGACAGTAGGTGAATTAAAACAACTTTTATTTGAGGTGTGTGACGATAGTTTACCAGTAAACTATTTATCGCCTGACACTGATTTAAAAGACGTTTATGCCATTAAGGGTGCTTTACTGGTAGAAAAGTCAACAGGAAAAACAGACGCTTTAAAAGGCGTGTATTTATTGGAGGGTTAGAAGATGAGTAGACTGTATGAGTTGACAGCTGACTTACTGGCATTACAGGAAATGCTGGAGAGCCCTTTAGATGATGAACAGGTGTTATTAGACACGCTGGAGGGTGTACAGGGTGAGTATGAGCTTAAGTTAGAGGCGTACTGTAAAGTGATCAAAAACTTAGAGGCTGATATGGAGGCTCTGAAAGCTGAGGCTAAGCGTCTTACTGAAAAGGCTGAGGTCTTAAAGAATAACAGAGACAGACTTAAAAAAGCTATGTTTGACAGCCTGAAAGCCACAGGCAAGGACAAGGTAAAAGGTCAGTTATTTACTGTAGCTATCCAGCGTAACGGTGGGGTAGTACCTATTAACTACGATAAGAACAACAAAAACATTACAGCTAACTTGCCTGACCAGTTAGTTAAGGTTGAAGAGACACCTAATTTAGACGCTATTAGGGCACTGTTAGAGGCTGGTAAGGTTGTAGATGGCTTTACACTGGGTCAGCGTGGCGAGTCATTGCGTATAAGGTAAGGTGACGCTATGAATAGGAAAAATCAGTATAAAGACATGGAAAAATGGCGTGAGGCACGGAACAGACAAAGAGCTAGATATTATGGTAAAACCAGCAACGCTAAGAATAGTGGACAGCCTTATACATTAAAGGAAATGGGGCTGATTTTAGACCATAATATTACAGATAGTGAGCTTAGTAAAATGCTGGGTAGATCGGTAGAGAGCATACAAATTAAACGCTCACGACTTAAAAAAGAAATGGAGGTGTAAAAATGAGAAAACTTAGAAGAATGGTAGCACATGAAAACATGAAGAAAAGAGGGTTAATGCGAGTTAACAAGAAACACGGTGACAAACACTCTAGCTACTTTGCTGGAAACTGGCGAGATTATATTTAAACAGGAGGTGTAAAAATGAGCTTGATGGTTAAATGTGAAAAGTGCGGTAAGACCAGTGAGGACTTTAAGAAATTTAGACACATTAAAGGTCATAGGCTTAGTGACGCCTCTCACCATTACAGTAGCACTGATGATTGTATGGAAGTATGTAAAGAGTGCTATAAAAAGATATTTAAAAAGGAGGAAAAATAAACATGGCAATACCAGTATTAGTGTTAGGACAGTCAGGTACGGGCAAGTCCTACAGCATGAAAAATTTTAATGAGGATGAGGTGTGTCTGATCAGTGTACAGAAAGCCCTCTTACCGTTCCGTAAAAAGTTTGCTGAGACGGTGGTAACAGATAACTACAGTGACATTAAGGACGCTATGAAAGCCACAAAAAAGAAAGTCATTGTTATTGATGACACCCAGTATCTCATGTGTAATGAGTTTATGAGACGTGCCACAGAAAAGGGCTATGACAAGTTTACAGAGATTGCTCAGAATTTCTGGAGCTTAATAGTAGAGGAGATCAACAGCTTACCAGCTGACGTTATCGTATATTTACTCTGTCATACGGCTACAGACGAAAATGGAACAGAAAAAATGAAAACTATCGGTAGGCTGATGGATGAAAAAATTACACCAGAGGGCTTGTTTACTATCGTATTAAAAACAGCCGTTTCTGACGGTAATTATGCCTTTATCACTCAGAATAACGGAAAAGACACCGTTAAGAGTCCAGAGGGTATGTTTTCGACATATGCTATTAACAATGACCTTAAATATGTAGATGAAAAGATTAGAAACTACTATGAGCTGGGTGAGTCATTCCTGACTGATGAGGAAATGGCTGAGATTGATGAGGAGGCTAAAAACGTAGACTTTGAGCCACCTAAACCACGCTCAGAGCGTAGCAGACGGTCACGTAACACTGAGGAACAGCCACAGCCTGAACGTAAACAGCGTAAGAGCCGTGAACAGGTACAGGCAGACAATGACGCTAAGGTGGCTAACGCTGGTATGGAAGAGGCACAGGGAGCTGAGGAAGTAGACTTTAACAACGTAGCTACTCCAGAGCTGGAACAGCCACCGAGACGCAGACGTAAACGTACCCAGTGAGGGATAGTGACACCAGACGCTGACGGGTTTTACCCTATACCAGAGGAACTTATGGACGAAATTTTTTTAAAATAAAAGTACAGAAAACTGTACAAATAATGGAGGTAAATAATATGAGTATTGATTTTTCAAAATTTAACTCAAACATTAACAACGAGGAACTTAACAAACAGCTTACAGAGGCTAAAAATAACACTCCCACTTATAAGGAAGTGCCAGCTGGTAAGTACACTGTGAAGATTGAAAAAATGGAAATTAAGGAGTTTATGGACAGTCTTAGATTTTCAGCACAGGCTAGAATTTTAGAGGGCGAGTTTAAAAAGAGCTGTATCTTTAAATCCATTAAACTCACAGGCACTAAGAATGACGGATTTATGTTACACAAGCTCTTTGACTTCCTCAGAAGTTTAGACTCAGGTGTAGACGTGGATGACTGGAGAGGTGACTACAGCCTAGTAAACGATAACGTCTTAGACATTTTAGAGGATATTACAGACTCATTAGAGTATGACGTGGAACTTACCTATAACGAGTATAACGGTAGAAACTACGCTGACTTTGAAGTGTTAGAAGTATTTGACGCTGAGTAACTAAATAGAGGGAGTGCTTACTAGGTACTCCCTCTTAAATTTATAAACAGAGAGGAGTAAGTAATATGAAAGTATTGAGTTTATTTAGCGGTATCGGTGCTTTTGAGAAAGCTCTTACTAATATGGGAGTTAAATATGACCTAGTTAATTACTGTGAGATCGATAAATACGCCAGTAAATCATACTCAGCAATATACGAACAGCTTTTTAGTCTGTACTGGGATGAGGTGAGTTAACATGAGTTTACATTTTATAGACTTTGAGGTTTTTAAGTATGACTGGTTATGTGTAATAGCTAACCCTATTACAAAGACTGAGACGGTCATAGTAAATAACCCGTATGAGCTTAACGCCTACTATGAAAAATTTAAGAATGAGATTTTTGTAGGCTATAACATACGTGAGTATGACAGTTACATATTTAAGGGTATTTTGGCTGGGTTTAACCCTTATGAGATAAATGAGCACATTATCACTAAAGGCTTAAAAGGCTACCAGTTTAGTAATGTGTTTAGGGAGTATCCACTTATCACATATGACCTGTTACAGCTTAATAAGTCACTTAAACAGCTGGAGGCTATGCAAGGTCACAATGTCTATGAGTCCGAGGTGGATTTTAGACTAGAGCGTAAGCTCACTGAGGATGAGCTGGAGGAAACAATTAAATATTGTAAAAATGACGTGGAGGAGACTATAAACCTCTTTACTCAGTTAAAAGATGATTTTGACGTACAGCTGGAGCTGATCAATGAATTTAAGTTACCGCTCTCCAGTATCAGCAAAACTCAGACACAGCTCACGGCTGAGATATTACAGGCTCAAAGGGTGGACTATAAAGATGAACTTGATATTATCTTACCTGACTATCTGGATAGGATAAAAAAATATAAGCACATTGTAGACTGGTTTAAGTCCTTTAAAACGGACAAAGCTTTATCTGATGAGGAAAAGAAAAAGATATACAAACAGGACTTAAGCGTCACCGTGGCTGGTGTGCCTCATACTTTCGCATGGGGAGGCTTACACGGTGCTTTACCTAAATACTATGGTGAGGGTGACTATCTCCACATTGACGTTAGCCAGTATTACCCTAGTTTAATTGTAGGTCATAACTATTTCAGTCGTGCAATATCGGAAGAGGGTAAAAAGCGTTATGACATGATGAGGCGTGAGAGTATCAGACTTAAGGCTTTCCCAGAACTGGCTAAAAAGCGTAATGGTTATAAGCTCTGTAATAACAAGGTAACAGGTGGCATGAAAGACCAGTTTAACCCGCTGTATGACCCACGCATGAATAACTCAATGTGTGTCACAGGTCAGTTAGCGTTATTACTGTTAATTGAAATGTTAGAGCCACACTGTCAGCTGATACAGAGTAACACGGACGGTCTTATAGTTAAGCTCTACAATATTAACGACTACGAGCTTATAGATGATATTTGTTGGGAGTGGGAGAAAATAACGGGTGTTACTTTAGCTTTTGACCCTATCATAAAAAAGATATACCAGAAAGACGTAAACAATTATTTGTTTATAGATGAGCTGGGAAAGGTTGAGGCTAAGGGTGCTTATGTTAAAAAACTGAGCCCACTTGACAACGATTTACCTATAGTAAATAAGGCTATGCGTGAATACATGATAAACGGTACACCTGTAGAACAGACTATAAATAACGCTAGTGATTTAATAGACTTTCAGAAAATTTTTAAACTGAGTAGTAAGTATGACCTTGTGTTACTGGGAGGTAAAAAATACACTAACCGTTGTTTTAGAGTTTTTGCTGACACCCACAAAGAGGCTGAGACTGTTTATAAGTGCAAGCTAAGACACAGAGAGGTACAGGCTGGCTTAACCGTGCCTGACACTCCTAAATGTGACAAGGTGGCTAATACACCTCATAAGTGCTTTATGTATCAGGGAGATATAACAGGTATGAAAGTACCTGATTATTTAGACAAACAGTGGTACGTGTCTACAGCGAAAGAGAGGTTAAGACAATTTGGAGTTGAAATTTATTAAAGCCGTAGATGAAAACGGTAATTATTTTGTAGACAAATACGGTGTAGTTTATGACGCTAACGGTACACGTAGTAAGCAGACACCAGATAAGGCTGGTTATTTAAGGACTACTGTTAACGGTGAGCTTAAGTATATACACCGTTTAGTAGCTCAGGCGTTTATACCTAACCCTTTACAGTTACCGTATGTAAACCATAAAGACGGTGATAAGAGTAATAACCACGTAGATAATTTAGAGTGGTGTACTCAGCTGGAAAATGTAAGGCACGCTATAAACGTACTGGGCGAGTCACCAGCTAGAAACTGTAAAAAGGTTATTGTTTATGAATATGCTACAGGTGATATAGTCGGTGAGTTTAACAGTGTGGCTGAGGCGTCAAAGGTTTTACATTTACCTATTTATAGTTGTTATAGGGCTGTGGAGGGCAAAGTAAAACTGGTTAAAAATAAATATGTTATTAAAGACTTAGCCCATGAGAGGCTTAGACAGTTTGGAGGTAAATAATATGAGAACTTTAGAAAAGTAGAAAAATGAAAATGTTAGACGCTTTTGTACTGACCGTAACGTAGCGATCATGGCTAAGGATAAGGATGAGGTTATTGAGGCAAGGGCTAAGAAACACTGGAAACATAAACCCTATAAAAATGACTTTGGGGGTGCTTGACTATGAGTAAATTAAACATAGATAAAGCCTCACTGTCTGAGCTTGGCTTTGCTATGAAAGTAGAGGCTAACAGGGTTGAGGGTGACATTATGAAAGTCTCTAAAGAGTTGTGGTTACAAATAGCTGAAAGACTCATGGAGGCAGAGGATAAAAAATAGATAGGAGGCTCAGATCATGCAAGAGCTTTTTCGTGGCTATCTTCCAACAAAGGAAAAAAGCCCACTTATAAAATTTAACAAAGCTAAGCCACTGGATAAGGTTAAGGACTTACCAGAGTACGCTGGGTTACTGGCTGAGGACGTTATTTTAATAGACGTGGATGACTATGAGCAGAGTGAAAAGCTCATGAACATAGTAGAAGATTTACAGCTTAACTGTAGAGTGTATCAGACTACCAGAGGTAAGCATTTTGTCTTTTACGGTGGAAAAATTGACAAGTGCGGTACACATTTAAAGCTGGCGGTAGGTATTGAGGCTGACATTAAAATAGGTAACCACAACTCTATAGAGGTACTTAAGTATAACGGGGTTGAGCGTGAAATTATTTATGATATAGAGCCTGATGAGTCTTACTGTGAGTGTCCAGCGTGGCTTACTCCAGTTAAGACGAAAACGGACTTTAACAGCTTAGAGAGTGGAGACGGACGCAATCAGGAGTTATTTAATTATATCCTCACATTACAGAGTGCTGAGCTTAGCAATGAAGAGATAAAAGAGGCTATCACGTTACTTAATAAGTACGTGTTACCTGACCCACTGGATGAGGATGAGCTTAACAAGATACTACGTGAGGAGTCATTTAAAAAGCCTGTATTTTTCACAGATAAAGGTTTTGACCACGTAAGGACTGGTAATTACATCATAAAAAATCATCATGTTATCAGACTGTATGATCAGCTGTATATGTATGACAACGGTACATATGTATTGTGTAAAAATAAGCTGGGAGCTGTTATTAGAAACTTGGTGCAAGGCATAAAGAAAAACCAGTTAGCAGAGGTGACAAGCTATATAAGTGATATGAGCCCTGTTATAACGAAAACGGCAGACCCTAAATTTATAGCTTTTAATAACGGTATTTATAACATTGAGACTGGTAAGCTGGGAGAGTTTGACCCTAGTATTATTATCACAAATAAGATACCTCATAATTATAATTACCACGCCTATAATGAGACTATGGATACTGTACTGGATAAAATCAGCTGTAATGATGACCAGATCAGAGACTTATTAGAGGAAATGGCGGGCTTTTGCTTATACAGACGTAATGAGCTAAGAAAGGCTTTTATACTTATAGGTGATAAGGCTAATGGTAAATCCACCTTTTTAGACTGTATCGTTAATATGGTGGGTGAGGATAACACCAGTGCTTTAGACTTGTCTGAGTTAAAAGACCGCTTTAGAGCCTCTGAAATGGTGGGTAAGTTGCTTAACGCTGGTGATGATATATCGGAAAACTTTATAAATGATACCAGTATGTTTAAAAAAGTAGTGTCTGGTGAACGTGTTACAACGGAGAAAAAGGGAGTAGACGCTTTTAAGTTTAGTAACTACTGTAAGTTTATCTTTTCCGCTAATATCATACCGAGAATGAAAGATAAGACGGGGGCTGTATTGGACCGACTTATTATCATTCCTTTTAATGCTACCTTTAGCAAGCGTGACCCTGATTATGACCCACACATTAAAAGTAAGCTCAGTACAGAGGAGTCTATGGAATATCTGTTACAGGTGGCATTGGACGGACTTAAGAGAGTGCTGAATAATAACGGCTTTAGTGAGAGTGATAAGGTACAGGAGGAGTTGGAGAAATACCATGAGAAAAATGACCCTGTTATAGGCTTTATGAAAGAGATTGACATTGACACTGACGTTATTAACCAGCCTAGTAAGGACGTATACAAGGCTTATCAGGTCTATTGTAATGATAACAATTTAACACCTTTAGCCCATTGTGCTTTTAGTGAAAATTTAAGCAGAAATTACAGCATAACTACTAAAACTGTCAGGGTTAAAGGTAAGTGTATAAAAGTATTTAGGAGGTGTGAGTAAATGACACCTGATCAGGTTAGGGAAGTGGTTAAAATAACACTGGACGAACTGACACAGCGTAAGCTCATAAAAGATGAGTACCCTATTATATTAAAAATAGTAGAGCATAAGCTCACAGACTTTTTTAACAGCCGTGGTGACGGTAACGGTGTAAGCTATGCGCTTAACCAGCTGATAGATGACAAGTACATAGATATTATATTTTTACAGTACAGAGACGGTGCTACGCTGGAGTTTATAGCTGAGGCTATGGACGTAGAAGTTAGGACAATACTAAGAAACAAAAAACGACTGATTTATAGAATTTATGAATTATCGGAGGTGTAGAGAGGGCTAAATAAGCCCTCTCTTTTTATTGACCGTTTTATTATTTTGGTATAATATGGTAAAAAAAGAAAGGGGTGTTTGCTATGGGGTTATTTAGTAAAAAGTCACCAGAAGAAAAAGAACAACGTAAACAAGAAAAACAATTAAAAAAAGAGGCATCAGCTATATTTTTAGCTGAGTCCATACAAGCTATCGGTAAAATTCCAGCTGGTAAATGTGTTGGGCTGAGTTTAAAGTCAGCTGATCAGGTACTTAATATTCATCATGATAAAACTGATATAACACTACCTTATGAGAGGCTTAGAGGTTTTAGGTTAGAGGATGAGGTAAGCCTTGCTAAAAGTGGTAGTGGTTTAGGCGGTGCTATCGTAGGTGGTGCTCTTTTCGGTGGAGCTGGTGCTATCGTAGGTCAAAATGCTAAAAAAGGTAAAACTAAAGTCAAGTGGATAGCTACGTTATCCTATGAAGACAAAGAGGGTAACCCTCAGACACTTAATTTTATTGAATGGGGCGTAACTGGGTATTATGAGGGTGAAATTAAAAGCTGGAATGCTAGTCAGTTTGAGAATGCGGTAAATAACATAGTAGCTAGATATGGTGATGATATTACAGAGTTATAGAAGTGAACAGAGAGAGGTTATTGACCTCTCTCTATTTTTTCTGCGATGGCGTCTTTTATGAACTGGTTAAGGCTAGTGTATCCTTGCTCTGTGGCTTTTTGCCTGTAATAGTCTTTAGTGCCTTTAGGTACTGGTAAGTTAATTTGCTCATAATTATTTTTATTCCATTTAGCGTTAGCTTTTAATTTTGCCTCACTAGTTTTAGGTTTATTCTCTTTCATATACTACCTCCTTAACACACTTATATAAGTGTACAGAAATCTGTACTTTTTAGTGATTATATTATAATGTATTTTTTGGAAAAATACAATTATACAAGTGTAACAATTATATAAGTGTATTTTTGGTAATTATGTCAATGGAAATACTTATATAAGTGTACTACACTCTATTTCAGGAGGTGAGGATATGGAGCATAAATATTTACGCAGAGGTATTAAAGAGCTGGTAGATGAGTGCAAAGACATTGAGTTACTTTATCTGATCAGTGGTTTATTAACAGTTTAGGAGGTGGTTAAAATGACAGATATTGAAATTTTAAAATGGTTGTATGACTTAAAGCCTGAAAGTAATTTTCAAAGAAAAAAGCTAGAGCGGATGATGGCTATTATAATACAAAAAGAGGTTAAGTATGAACCTATTATAGAGCCTAATATTGAAGAGTTTTTAAATACCTTAACTCCTGATGACGTATTAAATAAAACGTCAAAAGAGGTATACATACGATATAGTAATTGGTGTAAAAAACAAGGTGATACACCAATAGCACATAACATATTTACTCACATAATACAAAATGAATTTAATGTTAAAAGTACTGTAGCAAAAGTTAACGGTAAGTCTACTAGAATTTTTAGAAGAGTCTCATTATGAGGCTCTTTTTATTTTTGAGGTAGTAACAAGTAACAGGGTAGTAACAAGCTAGTAACAGCGGAAAGCCTTGATTTTACTGGGTTTTTTAATGTTTTGTTACTTGTTACTAGCTTTATATACTTTTTTAAAAATTTTATATAATAAATATAAAATATATAAATAATATAATATATAAAATAAAAGTGCCACTTAGCCAGTAACAAGTAACATTTTTGTCATAAATCCAGTGTTTATGCGGTTTGTAGCTGTTACTACCTTGTTACTGGTGTTACTTGTTAACACTCTCAGAATGACGTCACCTGACGTCATTCTTTTTATTATATTTTATTTATATAATGTTTTCAGAAACATTATATAAATAAAATACGGGAGGTAACCATATGAGTAAAGAGGATATGATCAGAAAGTTAACAAGTCGTAAATTATGGTTGAGTGTGGCGTCTTTTGTGTCTATGCTTGTAATTGCTTTCGGTGTGTCTGAAAGTGTGGCTACTCAGGTAAGCTCCATTATTATGGCTGGTGCTACGGTGCTTGGCTATGTAATAGGTGAGGGCTTAGCTGACGGCTCAAACAAGTAAGAGGATTGTACAAATGACAGACGTTATTGTGGCACTTATTACAGGTGGCTTAGCTTTTTTAGGAGTGGTGGTTACCTGTAATAAAAACAATAGAGACATACAGGCTAAATTAGAAACAGCTCAGGCGGTGACTGACTGTAAAATAGATGAGCTTACAAGGGAAGTAAGAGAGCATAACAATTTTGCTAGACGTATGCCAGTAGTAGAGGAACAGATCGAGTTTATTAACCACAGGTTAAATAACTTAGAGGGTGGTAGTAATGGTTAACAAAGTTATTGAGATAGCTTTAGCTGAGGTGGGTTATTTAGAGAAAAAATCTAATAGTCAGTTAGACAGTAAAACAGCTAACGCTGGCTCAGCTAACTATACTAAGTACGGACGTGATATGCACAAGCTGTATCCGTCTGTTATGGATTTTCCAGCTCCATGGTGTGACGCTTTTGTGGACTGGTGTTTTTATAAGGCTTATGGTGTGGCTAATGCTAAGGGTTTACTGGGTGGTAACTTTAATGACTACACGGTAGCGAGTGCTCAGCTTTATAAAAATAAGAACGCATGGCATAAGACACCTAAAGTGGGTGATCAGATTTTCTTTAAGAACTCTCAGCGGATATACCACACTGGTTTAGTCTATAAGGTAGACGCTAAGAGAGTTTATACGATTGAGGGTAACACGTCAGGAGCAAGCGGTGTAATTGCTAACGGTGGCGGTGTATGTAAAAAGTCATACGCTCTTAATTATAGTAAGATAGCTGGTTACGGACGTCCTAAATATGCTGGAGCGGTTGAGGTTAAAGCGGTAGAGGCAGAGGAGGCTTACAATATGCCGACAATTAAAAAAGGGTCTAAAGGAAAAGCGGTTAAGATATGGCAGATCATTGTAGGTGTAGAGCCTGACGGTGATTTTGGTAATAAGACATTATCAGCTACAAAGACATTCCAGAAGTCTAAGGGGCTGACGATTGACGGTATCGTAGGAGCTAAGAGCTGGAAAGCTGGCTTAGAGGCGGTGTAAATATTGGCGGTAAATAACAGTAAAAGAGAAATTGTGCTACAGCACATGGACAAAATTAAAGAGTGGATAGGTCAAGGCGTGGCTATGGGTACGATTGCTAAGGCTATAGGTGTTAGCAAGACTACACTCTATAAGCACATAGCAGACTTGGACAGTGGGCTAAACAGTTTAGACACGATAAAAAAATATCGTGAGCCAGCTGTAGACCAGATTGAAAATACTATGTTTACCTCAGCGTGTGGCTATGAGCGTAAAGTGAAAAAGTACGCTAAGGTCAGACGGTGTGTGTATGAGAACGGTAAGAAGTCTGAGGAGTGGGAAGAAATGGTTGAGTATGAGGAGACGGTTTACTATCCTCCAGATACTACGGCTGGTATCTTCTTACTTAAAAACTGGGCTGATTATGCGAATGAGCCTAGAGCTATGGAATACCGTAAAGAGGAGCTTGAACTAAAGAAAAAACAGGTTGAGAGTAACTTATGGTAAAGGTGCTCTACTGGAGGGTTTTACAAATGATATTCGATTTAGTGAGTAAGTTACAATTAAAAAAAGAGATGGATTATGGCGAGGCTACAGGTGCTACAAGTCATATAGATATATCCACGACAAGCAAAGGAACGACAAGTATAATTTTAAAAGCCATAACGGCTATAAATAGAATTAAGTTAGCTGGTCTACTTTCTATACATGATAGAGCAATTAATTTGATTACACAGGCATTGACTACAGGTAGAGTATTTGAAGAAGTAAAAGGCTCATCTTATAATATACCTTCTCAAGGTGGTTATGATTTTACTGTAAATGTTTATAAAGAGGGTTATACCTGTATTTCTGCCTCTATAAAGTCAACAAGTAACTATGATGTTGTAGTAGTAGGCGGTGGCTTAACGGGTCCAAATACGTTTACTGGAACTGTGAGAAATATAAGTGGTGCTGGTAAGTCAGTAACGCCTCTAATAGCGTGTACTTATATACCGATAGCATGATAACAG